AGGGTTATCGTGAATGTCTTGAGCGCGTCCAATGATCCCATACGCTACTTCAAGTGCTACCTCGTCGTCGGAAACGTCGATTTCTATTGTCGTCATACTCAAATAGAGGGGCTGTATGCATATAAATCTTTCTTCTCCCAGTTGTCAAGGTCGTACCACTCAGTCAAGAAGCGCCTATCAGCCTCGTACCACTCGACCTGAACCTTGTCTATCGTGGCCCATATTGTAATAGTCACATAGTCAGTCGCGCTCCACCCGATATTGTGTACAATCAACCAATGTTCGTCTTCATCATTGAACAATCGATGATCAATTGTGTAGTTATCGAAGTATTCTTCAGCGAGACGCTCAACCTCCGCTCGGTTCATCGTAGACCGAGCTTCGTCCAGAGCCACTCACAGTACCGTCCATACAATCCGAAAATCGGTGGCACGAGAGGAGCGAGCAGGACTATGAGCATGATTACGATAATGACCTGAACAATCACTTCAAACATCTTTCATTACCTCCTCAATTCGAGACATTGGGTCTGCCTCTCCTTCAGGGCGATGTCTTTTAAAGATAGGCATACGCAGCATTTTGTCCTTTTTACTTAGTCCTCGTGCTTCGACCTCGATAACACGGTTGAGATAATTGTCCCGATTCCGCCATATCTGGTCGCGCTGTCCGTCTGAGAAGCCAGAGCCACTTCGTCCGAGTGGGACACCATCGATCGACTCGATGGACACTGCACCGAGCGTCCCACTACTTTCACCGTCCCCCTCGTGGAAGTCAGTGATGATTACATCAACTGTGCTCGCATCATACTTTTGCTTCTGCCAGTAGGCCGACCGCTTACCAAACTCGTATGGGGATCGATCATCTTTAACGATAATTCCTTCTTTCCCTTGTTCAATAGCCGCATCTTTGGCCTTCTCAACACCGTACCAGACTGGAAGAATATTTAGACGCTCGTCACCAACTGCACCAACAAACTCCATAGCCATATTAAACCGATCCTCGAATTTCGACTCAGAGACATCATCTCCTTGGTAGACAACGCAATCGAATACCTCAAAATTCATCTCTGTGTCACGAGAGACATTTGCTGCCTTTCGGCCAATGCGCTCACTGGTCTCAGAGTACGAACCGTTCTCAGCGATGATCTCTGCGTCGAGGATGTAGTCACCGTCAGGCCACTCCATCTCGCTAAGTTCTGGCAGGCTTTCTGTCACGTCATTCTCGGCACGACTGAAGGCAGTTGCCTCGCCGTCAGTGACGTGAATCAGAATACGATAACCGTCGATTTTCATTTGACAGACACTATTGTCGGGCTGGCCTCGGGACTCCGGTACAGCAAGCATCGGAGCAAATGGCTCCCCAACTGTCGGACTGGTCGGAAGCTCTCCATCTTGGGCGAGGCGGATAAATTCCGTCGTGCTATCAGTGAAAGCCTCTGCGGTTTTTCGTTCATCACGAGTTCCATCGTGGAAGGCATCACGCATCTGACTCGTTCCAAGGCCGATATTTTCATCATCCAACAGAGCAAGCGTCACAAGACTTGGTTCTTGGTGTTTCTTCAAACAATGTCGAACATACTCTTTTTGGCTTTTGCCAGATCGACGGGCGATAGAGTCGAGGTCAGCGACGAGTTCGGAAAGCGAACTCGTGCCGTCCGAATCAACCGACGCAAGTGCTTCACTGATAGTATCATATTCATCGTATTGCAAATCTGGATAGACAGATTCGACCGCCCTTTGAGCAGTCATTGGGCCGACGCCAGAATCATCATAGCGTTCTCCTGAGACGATCTGTGTAACCTCGGGTTGGTACACATTTCGAAATCGTTCTTGCTTTCGAGCTTTCGTCCCTTTGCCAGAGTCAGCTTTCATGAACTCGATGGCATCTCGTAGGTCAGACTGAGTTGTCTCGCTCATCGTATTCAATAGTAGGGTAGATACCTACTTAACTCTTGTCCTCATTGAATATCCATTTATCGACATACCAGAAAACACATGCTCCGAGAAATTGAGAGACAGCAAGTGCGACAACCGGTGGGAGCGTTGCACTCAATACAGTTATTGGTGCTGCCATAACCAACGTACTCAACTGCCACCGACCGTGATAGATCGCATACTTTCGCCAATTCATGCTGAGAGGCTGAACTTACTTTCTGGAATCAGTGCGTCGATCTCGTCACTCACGCCACAGTTTATTGATTCGAGGAACCAATCTTCAAATAGTGAGCGATTTTGATTAATGAGTGACTTAAACGAGCTATCCAATAGATAGGTAACACAGTGGTCGTTTTTAGATCTCATTCCTCGTCCAACTGCTTGTTGTAGGTTGATTGCTGCCTGATTATTGTACCATCCCCAGTCATTAAGCTCATTGAGGCGATACGAAACACGCTCGTCTCCAACAAATGGGTAGCTCGCCTTGGCGACAACTTGCCAGCGAGCCCGATCGTCGTCTAATGAGATCCCTTCATCCATGGCAACAGAAAGGAATATCTGTTTGTTCGATTTGAACCACTTCTCCAACGAGGCCTCCCTATCGTCAGGGTCTTGCTTCATCGTGCGACGCTGGATAGACTTTGGTAACAGCTCGTACAGGTGTTCCATAATATTGTATGAATTACAGTGAATAAATCCATTTTCTCCTCTGTGGTGATTTGCAATCTCTTTAATCTTGTCAGCCATTTTAGGCATCGTTGCACGACGTTCGTCTCGTGTCATCTTGCCAACGTAGTCCGTAATCACCGGACGACGCTCTTTCGGGAAGGTGGACGGAACGTCAATTCGCTTAATGTCATCATCGCCAAGACCAATCTCATCAAGAAAGTCACCTTTTGGAATTGTGGCACTCGATAGCACATACTTATCCGCTTGGCTCCAGAGGAACCGATCGATAAATCGACCGATAAACACCGGCTCAAATTCAACAGAGCCGCTATCGGTTCGTGTTTTTGTCCAGTGTTTTCCTTTTTTCTGATCTTCAAGGAAATTAATGATTCGATGCTTGATTCGGTTAATTTTTGTAAGTTCATTGTTCTCAGCAGTGGTGCGATTCTGCTGAGAAGATAGCCGATTTGCCTTATTTGTTAATTGTCCAAGCAGGATATTAAGCCATTCTGTCATCTCGCTCATGTCGCATCCCTTACGTGGCATTTGTTGTATCTTGTCGAAGTCAATAGGAATTCGATCGTGGTTAATCGTAAATCCAATGAACTGAAGGGCAAAGTCTTCGACGTTTTGTACTTCGTCGATTTCAAGTAGTATCCGAGGTTCGAATCCATACTCTTCAGGGATCATCGCATTTGTCATCAGGTACGATAGATTTGTGACAAGTGTGTTACTAACTTCACCGAGAGCCTTCTTGCCGTAGTAGGGGCAACCACCCTCGGACGGATACTCGTCCTTATACTCACAGTTGAAACCGGTCATTCGCTGACAGATAGCATCGTCAACGCTCTTTCCACGATCCATCGGGTGAACACACTCATAGTTATTCTTTCCTTTGAGTGTTACGGCACCATCCAGCAATTCGTCGTTTTCAATTTGGTCGATCAGTGTGTTCAACGGTGTCGTAGAAAATGTCTTCTGCTGTTGTAATTTGGCAAGCACTTTGCTAACTGTGTAGAGAATAAGTGACTTACCAGCACCAGTTGGGGCAGACAGAGCAACTCCATCGTAGTCGTCGATAAATAGTGCCTCGACTATTTCGATGATTGTCTCTTTCTGATGTTTACGAAATGAAGGTGCTGGCCACACAGCTTCGACCGCTTCTTCAATTTGGTCACGGTCTTCTATTTCAGTCATGTATCGGTATTGGTTTTGTATATAGTTAAAGACTTCGCTGTTTTTATCTTTCGTCTAAGTCATGCTTACTGACAAGACTCATAAATTCTTCTTGTGCTTCGTTTGCTTCGAGATTCTTGCTCTGCTCAGCGGGGTAGTCGTTTTGGTCGATGTAAACAGCTATCTTCCATGCAGTCGGGCCAAGTTGTTCAACCTCATACTCCTTCTTTTTGAGTGTAACATTATGGCCGTCGATCGTTCCAGTGGCTTCGCGTTCCTGTTCGTCCTGCCAGTCGTCCAGTGCTTTTTCGATGATATCTGTCATTTCCACTCAACTCCACTCGGCGAATCTGGTTCTGCTGGTAGTCCGTCGATTGGTTCATCTCCTTCATGACAACAGTTCCACGATCTCATTTCAGAAACGTACTGTACGATTGTCGTGTCTTCTTTCACATCTCGGTCGATGTATGGCTCTCGATCGATGCCATCATCTGTGAAACTCAACTGAGTTAAACTCGGGTGCTCAAACTCGTCCCATGTTACCTTGTGGACAGATGAGCACGTCTTGCACGTTGATCTCCAGCCTTTGTATATCGATCGAGACTCGATCACAATATCATCAAATCTGAAGTCTACTCGTGTCATTGTAACTTATTTTGCACCAATTCTCGATGGCTCCAGTGCTCTTCTCCATCTTTGACATGGCCGGGGCGAACATATTTACCGAGCCGCTGATTGATCTGTCCATAGTGGAATGGGAGTACACTTCTGACAACGATACCCTCGTGTCCTTGATCTACCACTTTTTGTGAGAGATCATATAGTTGTTGCCATAGCATCTGTGTCCCACTCCCATCATTAGGATACGTTCCTAACTCATACTTTGTGTAGGCACTTGGTGTAACTGTTAGATCCATTTCTTCTGCAATTTGTATCGTCTTGCGCCAACCGAGCCACAGATTGTATCGAGTGTCATAGATACCAAACACTTGGAAGTAGTCTTCCAACGCTGGCCCAATATCGTCGCACGGATCGTCGCAGTCACACCCATAATGGATCGAGTGTTTTGCGTACAACCACTCGCCAAAGATCTGCAAGTGTTCAGGAATTTGTGAGTACAGATCGTTCTCCCAATACCACTGTTTTGCCATGTCGAAATGCTCTTTGTCAGCATGGCGACCATTCCTTGCACGGATCGGGTTTTCCTTGTCAGACACGAGCATTGCATTCCCACCATCCATCTTCACTGTTGCAATGAGCGGATATCCTGTTGCCCATTCAAGCTTATCATGAGCAGTGTCATCAGCATCTCTCTCGTGGGAGAATGGAAGGTGGCGAGTTGACGGATACTTGATATAGTCTCGATGCTCTTGCCATGCTGGTTCTTCAAGTGACTCGCCCCACTTGTTAATTGCATTTCCATACTGCTCTGTCGTCGAGCCAGATAGTGAGGGTAGAGGAACATCCTTGACCCCAGCCCATCGCCAAAACGCTTGTGGAGGAATAATATTCTCCTCTGCTAACCGGTGGTGCTCGTTGCAGACACAAGCTCCATTGTCTGGAATATAGCCACCATCATTCCAGAGTTTGCGTTCGATTATATGATGAACTTCTCCCGGCCCATCGGGGTCAGTAGTAACCTCTGTTCCACAACCGGGAACGAGGCACTGACCACCGTCTCGTTTAACGCATTTTTCTCTAAATTCTTGTCGTGTCATAGTATTAATCTCCCATCAGAGAGGGCTGTCTCTCGTCCACTCCTTGTTTGATATACGGTCTACGGGTACTTATAGTTTACGTTAGTGTCTATAGCAAGTTTCACTCTCGGTACACCTCTCGCAATGTCTGCTACGTAAAGATTAGTATGAGCAAAAGTGTAGCGGCGAATAGCAGTAACATAATTACACGGACTATCATAAACAGTATAAACCCTTTTGTAAAATCATTCATAGATCTTCCACCTTTTCCCAATATTCCTCGCCCCACTCGTCCCACTTATTGCCAATGTGCCACAGAGCGCCATCAATAACGTGTCGGTTGATGTCATACCGTTCTCCGTAGATGTGCCAAATTTCTCGAATCTCGTCGTCCGTCGAGTCATCTCCCTCAAACCGTTCGAACAGATCGTTACTCAGACGACGGATGTGTGTGTCCACAGGAATATTGAGTGCCCACAGATTGTCAAGGTCACACACCTCGTCGTCAATGATGCGAGCGTACATTGGCGCAATCTTGACTCCCTTAAGGAAAAGAAAGTCATCGCCGTTCAGTCGCTCCACGAGTGTCTCGGCATCACAACCGACGCTAAGCAGAAGCTCAGACCAACGACCATGGTACTTGTTCCGAAGTATCTCACAATTCGTGGCCCATGCGTGAGCGTCTCTGCTCGGATAGCGAAATCCGATTTCCTCGAAGTAGTATTCGAGTTCTTTCTCTCCGTTGACGTGCCATGCGTTGAACATCTTCGGGTCTTCCTCGTGCAAATCGAGCAAATTATCGACCAACTGGTTCGCGTCTCGGTTGTAGTCGAACGTGGCGAACGCTGAAACAAGTGATAGACGGTCTTCCATCGAAAGGCTCATATCCTCGCCGACAGTATCGAGCAACCGTTCTTCAGGGAACGTCACATCAGCAAACGCGCCTGTTTTATTCTCGAAGTCTGCTTCAATTCTCTTAATTTTCTCTATCACGTTCATACTCATTTTTTAGTCGGCTGCTACTTATAATTATTGATCACTCTTCATTCTCATGAACAGCAGCATTAGCTTCAAGTGCGCCAAGTACTGCGTCCTCTTGTGATTTTGTATCTTCGAGATGTCCGGTCAGTTTGTTGACTGCTTGATTAACAGCCATCGAGATTACTTTAGCAAGTTCTTCATCATGTTTAACAGTGCCAGATACAAATTTGTCCCAACCAGTACGGTCGATCGTGTAAGGAATTGTATCTTCGGGGAAGCCATGATCATCACCATTGACTTTATCAGCATACACTGCCACTTCATGTGAGATGTCGTCGTCATTCCTTTGAGTAACAATAACAAGATACGTGTTACCACCTATCTCCCGCTTTGCCATCGTATCAGTCCCGTTATATCCATCGACTCTGCGTGTTTCACCTTTCATATTAGTCCCTTACTGTTCTTTTCAATCGGAGTGGGATCATCGTGAACGTATTGCCACCAGATATGTTTAGCCTCTTTCACACTGATGCCAAGCTTACCAGCATGATAAAAGTACCGGCTCTTTTTGTCACTCATTGCCTTACGAAACCTCACGTTATTCCAGTCTGCATTTGTAGAATTAACTTGACACCGTGCAATTACCGCTGCTCGTGCCATTCCAACCCTGTCTTCGAGAGGAATTTCACGAAATTCTTGACCACGGCTTGTTTGATGTGTGGGCAATTCTTTGGCAGCTTCATGTACTGCTGTTGTTACCATTTTGATCTCCGCTCAGTAAGCCATGTCCAGTCAATCGGTTCGAGTGATTCATTGTCTTCCATTAGTTCTCGATGCTCTCTGGCTGCTCGCTCAACTGGATCGATGTCTCGGTTGTGTGCATGTTTGAACTTCATCACCGCCTCTTCATACGCACGAGAATGTTGTCCAACTTCCCACTGATATGCTCGTTCAAGCTCCATGTCTAACCTGATGTTTGAATACTTTTCAGCATAGTTCTCTCTAACGTTTGCGACACACGCTTCTGCGGTCTCATCAGGTGGATAAAAACGCTCGCCATCTTGTGCCCATACCCAGCACAACCAGTTCAGAAACTCGTTTGACTCTTCTGTCATGCTACCAAATAGGGTAGCCGTCTATAAAAAAGTATCGTTCAGCTACTCGTAGCGCGAGTCAAGGTCTGCTCGAATGTGTTTCGGGATCGGAGCCTTCTCCGAAGTCTCTTGAATTTTCTGCCACTTTCGCTCGTCCTCATTGGCAGCATCTTCGAACACATCAATCGGAGCATTCGTGAATTCTTCTCGACGAACGTATAGTTCGTGGACACCAGTGTGATCGTACTCGTTGTACCAGAGCCGCTCGATCGCTTCATCGGTGACTCCCAGATCATCCAGTGTGTGTTTTTGGAGACCGTGACCGTGATGGAGACCAGACTTCGTGTCAGTGAAGCCAACGATGCTGCTATCTTCGATAGCAGTGGTCAGGCCATCGTCATACAGGTCAGTCTGCCCTTGTCCGAGGATCAGCGCAACAGTTGTCAGGAACTTCATTTCAACATCCTGCAACTGTGTGGTCGTCCCGTTTGGCAGAGCAACAGTACGCTCTTCGGGGAGATCAAAGATAATCTCACGAGCTTCTTTCTCACTATTGGCTGGAACAGTCTCATTGCCTGAGACAACGTGCGTTTCTGCCACAGTGACAGGACTGTTTGTGGCATCCCATGAGACGAGAATCTCTTCGTTGAGGAGCCAACCACGACCTGTTTTCGTGATGGCAGAACTATCATTGTCTCGGAATCGTGGCATTAGCATGTCCATAAGACCCTTTCGGGCTGTCGGGACATACAGCTCGTCGAAGAGCTTGTTCAGACGAGGGCCATCCTCTTCGTAGACAGCCCACAGAACATTCTCGTGCTTGGCATCAGGGACACGAACCTCATTGTCGCCATCGTCGAGGCTAATCTCGTCGGCCTCAAGGTCGAAATCGACGGTGATCCCACCGTAAGAAGCCGTTCCCTGAATGTCTACTCCCTTTTTAATGAGGAGCGTATTCTTACCACTCTTGTTAACGGTGTCATAGTCTTCTTCGCCGAATCGGACAAGCCACGCATTTGGGCCGCCCATGTCGGGAACAATCTCCGCTGAACTCAGTTCGCTTAGTGTTCGGTTTGTCATATCTACACTCTACTATTGGACTGATAGCCACTTAACTATTTCGACTAATTACTGATAGCGCACCCTGAATTTTATCAGGAACAACATCTGCTTCAATGGATGCAGTCGTTCGA